AGCCCAGCCCACCGAACAGGATCCGGCTTAATACCAGAATCCCCAGCGCCTGCCAGAAACCGATGGCTTTCACGCCAAGAATGGCCGGGAGTAAGGCATTCCACAGGGTCATGACCACCAGTCCCAGCACAAGGACGATTACCGCGCCTATCACCAGCCCTTTACCCATACGGTGGCGGCCAAACCCGCGTCCGTGCCCTCTTCCGTGCATATCGAAATCTCTCATGGTGTTTACCTCATTTACAGTGATTGAGTATGGCTTGTGATGAGGTAGACGGATGAGGCGGGGAAATATTGCTGGGGAGAATATAAAATTTTTTGTGCTTATGGATTTTAACGCATATCACTCGCGACGGGTGGGCGCTATGCGTCGCCTCCTGGCACATCATCTCGTACGAAACATTCGTTTAACTAATTAGCCCCTCTAAGGTCTGCTGAATGCGCAGACGGTGGTCAGCTTGTTGGTGCATACCACCTCGGGTGTGCGGGTCGAGGCTTTCACCAGTACCACCGGCACGGTCGCCGTAATGGAATCTGACGCGGTGACGTCGGCGGTTTTGATGCCTGACACGGTGAGCGCGCCGTTTTCGGGTTCATACTCGATGACAGCGCCATCAGGAAAGCACACATGAAACGTATCGGGTGAGGACGAGGGTGCGGGATGGTCATCAGAGAAAATGCCCTGCAGCACAAAAGCGGTATCGAGTTCACCGCCGATGGCCAGCAATAACACCTGCTCACCTACCGAGGGAGCCCACCACATGCGGGAACGACCGGCGCGAGAGGTAAGCCAGTTTAGCCAGGTAGTTTCAATGCCGCCGGTCTGAACGCGACACAATCCCTCGTCGTGGTTGACGGCGGTCACGATGCCGGTGCGGATTAGGTTGCGGATCGTACGTGCGATTTCCTGCAGAGAATTTAGATTATTCATACGCAAAGGATGCCGCCGAGCAAGTCCAGCGGCAATGGAACGGTGTTTTGTGGGCGTTGTGACAACCGTCATCAATCCCGAGTATTGAATTGAATAGTTCTAAGAAAACTTGCAACACCTTTACTGTTTAGGGTTAAAATCAATCTTCACTATGAGATACACCAATCAATACCAATCAATTTTTGAAAGATTATTGGTAATTCTGACTGCTATTTGATTACATTGGATTATAAGTAATTCATATTGAGGGTTATCATGGAAATTAAGGATTTCGTAAGTCAATATAAAAACCACCCTGTCCTATTTATCGGCACTGGTTTTAGTCTCCGCTACCTAGAAAACTCTTATAGTTGGGATGATTTATTAATGAAGGCCGCGGTAGACTTAACTGGAAACCCCGAATTTTACTACGACCTGAAAGCTGACAGCCTAGAAGGTGATGAATATAGATATGACCTTTTAGCCACCAAACTTGAGGATATTTTCAATCAAACACTGGCTTTAGATCGCAATGGTAAATTTGAAACCATTAATGATATTTTCTACGAAAACATGAAACAGGGGAAAAAGCTCAGTCGATTTAAAATCTATCTAACATCAATATTAAAAGAGCTTAAAATCAAAGAACATATGAAAGAGGAAGTTAACGCCCTTATTAAAACAAGGAAAAACATTGGCTCCGTTATCACAACAAATTATGACCAACTTATTGAGAATATTTTCGACTTCATCCCTTTAATTGGCAATAACATATTATTAAGCAACCCTTATGGCTCAGTCTACAAAATTCATGGATGTGTTAGCGATCCGAACAATATAATCATCACCCTCGACGACTATAAAAATTTTGACAATAAATATGAGTTAATAAGAGCTCAATTACTTTCAATTTTCATACACAACCCAATAATATTCATTGGATATAGCATAAGTGACAAAAACATCAAATATCTTTTGCAAACTATTTTCTCTTATGTTGATCTAAATACCGTTCTTGCCAAACGCATAAAGGATAATTTTCTTTTGGTTGAGTATGAAGAAAATAATTTCTCCACGACAATATCCGAGCACGACATTAACATTGAAGGTTTATCTATTATTAGAATCAACAAAATAAAAACAGATAACTACAAAGCTGTGTATGAAGCAATATCAAATTTAGTTCTACCTGTATCTGCAATGGACATTAGAAAAGTACAAAAAGTTTGGAATACGATAAAAAGTGGTGGAGAGATAAAAGTAAAAATTACTGAAAACCTTGACGAGTTAAGAAACGAGGAAATGGTTATCGCTGTTGGCTCTGAAAGGACAGTCCAATATGTATATCAAACAAAATCTGAAATGCTTCAAAATTACTTCAAGATAGTAGAAGAAGCCAATTCTCAACTTATCTCCCTACTTAATAAGCAAACAATAGGTAACCACGAGCACTTCCCATTTTATGCATTTAGCTCTATTTGCCCTGAGTTAGAAAACATTGCAGCAGCCAAAGATAGACAACTAGATAAAATTGTCAGCCAGATAGAAAGATCTCGCGCTGTTTGCCGCTCTGACTTTAAGTCAATCGACGAAATCATAAGCCAAACACCCGCATGGAAAGTCGCAGGAACTATCACATGCTGTATTTTTGACAACAATATAGATATTGAACAACTAAAAAATTATTTACTAGCAAACTCACATAATGTTAACACTGGGTATCGTCAATTACTCTGCCTATACGACTTCCTTGCCAATTAATAAAATGCGTTTAAGGCTGTGAACAAGCCTTAAACGCATAATTACACTAATCATATATATCAGTGTTTTTTTTCAATAACTTAATTGCAGAATCGAGCAAATGGTCATGGAAAGAAACCTTTTGCAAAAAGGCTAAGAATGAATCCGTTTCAAAACGATTAAATGCGTTATCAAGCCCATCAATTAATTCCGTTAATTGTTGTTGTGTTAATTGAGCTAGAAAAGCCCTAATTCTGATTTCAGGCACAGGTCTTTTCTCATGACAGGATCTACATAGCGCCCTAAATGCACTCAGCGGATATTCCCACGGTTCATAGCCTTCACGCATATTTGTATAATAGCAGTGGTGTGCTTCCAAAACGCTTTTCATACCGCAGTCTTGGCAACGTTCTTGAGCTCTGCGCTTCACTAGAGCTGACTTATTCTTCCATCGAATATCCTTTAACTTCTGAGTATAACTACCTGACAACCTCGAATAATCATAACCTTCCAAAGGATAAAACCCCAGACTCCAAGCATAGCCCATTTCATAATAAAAACCGAACGATTCAACCAGATCCTCAAACTCCTCGGTATCACATCCATAATTAAGCAGGTGATATAACCCGCTAGAATCAATAGTTAAAACTAATAGAGCATCGTCATGCATATCCTCTCCACGTAAAAGCCATTCCGCATGGGAGTAAAACGTTGCATCATGTAATAGACTATCTTTTATCGCCCATTCGGTTATTGCCTTCTTCATGCGTTCTAAATTAGCCAACATTAATTTACCCCCCGCCTGCGAACTTTAAAACGCCACACTGACTGAAACCAAGCAAAAAAGATGCTCACTAAAAATGTCAAAGCCACTATTTTTAATCACAACATAAAAATATATGCACATTTAAAATGTAGTATCAAATCATTCCTTTTTGAATTATTTTTTCAATCCATAGAAGGTGAGCGCCGCCGACCTGCTCGACGCGCACCGCGTGCCGTTCCAGCTCATGGGCGGCAAGCTCGAGAATATCGGCTCAATGGGTGATATTGAGAAGGTGGCGCGAGTGTTCGTGCGTAATGAACTGTCGCCGCTGCAGGAGCATTTCAAAGAGATAAACAACTGTATTGACAGGACTCCGAGGCACGGCCATGCCGCTTTTTAAAGTCAAAGGCTCAACAACCAAAAACTGTGGAACAATGCGTCACTCGGCTACTCAGGTAATTTGTACCAGCTCGGAGTCCCAATGCTGGCCGTAAATGCCCCCACGCTTTCCCTCGTAGGAGTGCTTCCGCAGATTTCCATTTACGTCAGACATTAAAAAGGCTCCCTCAGGAGCTTTTTCAAATTTCACAACATAATGAAATAAAAGGATTTATTTCAAGTCATGTCCACTTAATGACCACATCGATACAAGAAGCCTCGCAAATACGGGGCTTTACTTATCATTTGTACATTGACAAACTGAGAAATACTATTGTTTAGCATCAGTTAACGAACTGAGACAGATTTACTCATGAACTAGGCAGCGATATTCTTACGGCTACAAAAAATGTCAGTTTTGCTACTGATGTTGAATATAATTACTAAATACCTGACTAGAATAGACTTTAGTAAAATCAAAATTCTAATGAGACTATCTAAATGTTTAAAAACTTAATAAAAGAACTTGAACGAATGAATGAGATGTCTGTTTCTGTCGGAATCGAAACTGATGAAAAAGGTTATATAGATAAGCAGTGCCCTAACCAAAACTGTGAGTTCGTTTTCAAAGTCAATAAAGACGATTGGGTTAACATTTTTAAAGACGAATCTGTTTGGTGTCCGCTTTGTAGACACGAAGCACCTTCCGACCAATGGTTTACATCGCAACAAATTGAACACGCACAATCCGAAGCGTTAGTTGTTGTTGAAGGTAAAATTCATAATTCTCTTCGCGATGGCGCTAAACAGTTTAACCAACGTCAACGAAAAAACAGCTTCATCTCAATGTCAATGAAGGTGTCAGGAAGCCCGAAAAGGACGTTCACTATCCCAGCTAAAGCTGCCGATTTAATGCAACTTGAGATCCAGTGTGAAGCATGTAATTCACGGTTTGCTGTTATTGGCAGTGCCTATTTTTGTCCCGCTTGCGGGCACAATTCTGTAACACGAACATTCCGAGATTCTTTACGTAAGATTAATGCAAAAAAAAATAGTATTGATGTTGTTAAACGCGCAGTAATTGAATCAAGTGGGAAAGATGCAGCTGAACTTATGTGCAGATCACTTATCGAGACCTGCGTTACCGATGGAGTTGTTGCTTTTCAAAAATATTGCGAAGGCATGTATGAGCAATTTGCAAAACCTCCCTACAACGCGTTTCAACGTTTAGCGCAATCCAATGAACTATGGAAAAACGTGTTTCAGAAAGGTTTTGAAACCTGGTTATCCGTAAATGAGATAAAATGTCTTAACATTCTTTACCAAAAACGCCATTTACTCGCACATAGCGAAGGGATCGTCGACGCAAAATATATACAAAAATCAAATGATGAAACCTATAAAGAAGGGCAACGAGTAATTGTCTCACCGAGAGATATTGATTTTTTGGTGTATTGCTTGGAAAAATTAGCTGATGGTATAGAGTTTGAATGCCATAAATTAAAACAAGCTTAAATAAATGGATAAAGCTCCGCATTTGCGGGCTTTATCATTGATCACATCCATTGAATCTGCTGCTGGCCTGACGTAGTCGGGTGCGGTGGCGCTGGCACGACTTCACCCGGCGAAACGATAAAGCGCTCGACCGTCTCAGTGGTCACAAACGTTGCGCTGCAGTTGATGTTTGTGCACTGGTGATAACGCTCTTTGGTCGTGTCAGTAAAATAGCGACTTGTGCGAGCGTGGGCGGCGTAATGGCATTTTGGACAGTGAAACATGGCGAGCACCTCAGAGCGTTTATGATATGTCAATTTTAACCATTAAAACCTTATATATCAATAATATAATAAACCATCACTGCGTTACATCTTCGCTTTCATACTCCACATCTGAAACCTTAACCTCAAGCTCTAAGCCCGTCGTGTAGCCGTTCCTGTTAAGGTTATGCACCACCCGGCTGATTATCCACGCCTGCTCGTCTATAACGCGCTTAAAGCCTTTCACCGCTATAGACGTTTCGGGAAATAAATCTGCCCGTCCAATAGCCAGCGAGATTGAAAACTCCGCGACGCCGCGCTGCAGCTTGTCCCACTTTGCCTGAGCGGCGCGCATGGCCTGCGCCTTTGTCGCGTAGATAGTCGTCAGCTCCAGCACGTTGTCAGACTCGCCGACCATGTACTCGCCCTCGCGCGCTTCCTGTTCTTTTTTGGCTTTAGCCTTTGCCGGTGCTTTGGTCGCTTTCGGATGCTGCAGCGCGCGCAGGTGCTTTTCTTTGGGCTTACGCTTAAGCTTGACCTTTTGCTTTTGCGGCTTCGGGTCTCTGGTGTGCAGCCATTTGGCCGTAACGCCGGTGTAGGCTTCGCGGTCAGCAATCGCAAACTGATGCCGGTCGCCGTCGCCGCGTTCAAGTGTCATCTGCGGAATGGGCTTCCCGCTGGCCGTCTTACCGCTTCCGGCTTTTAGAAATAACAGATTCCCCGCTTTTACCGAAACCGCTGCACCGTTCCGGTCAGCCAGACGGGACAGAAACACCGCGTCGGATTCCTGCGACTGGTCAATGTGAGGTACGGGGATCGCTTTCAGCGTGTCGGCCACGCTGGCTGTCAGCTTATTGCGTGCTGCAATGGTCTCAACAATGACCCCGAGCGTGGTGTCGTGCCATGATTGTTCCCGGCGGGAATTGAGCGACCCGCGAAAATCAGCGCTGCGCCCCCGAATGGTCAGCGTATCAGGCGCGCCCCGGTGCTCGATTTCATCGACCGTAAAAGTACCTTTTTTTATCAGGGCGCTATCCTGCCAGCCCAGCCACAGCGTTAACGTTGCGCCGCGCGGAGGCAGTGCGATTTGCCCGTCGATATCATCGAGCTCGATATCGAGCTGGTCGGCCTCGAATCCGCGATTATCGGTCATGGTCAGGCTGATAAGGCGGTTACTAAAATCCTGCGTAATATCCTCGTTATCCAGCTTGAGCATAAACGCCGGGGCAATCTTTGCACCGGCCTGAATATTCATACCCGTAATCATCCCGCCAGCCCTCCCAGCCAGTCACCGGCAGACGTAACCAGATTGTCGGCCTGCGTTTTCAGGTCGCCGTAAATCGCCGCGAGCGACTCATCGACGCGTTTCAGCGACAGGCTAAACTCGATTTTTCTGGCCGCGCCGTCGCTGAACAATTCGGTGTGCGTATGGCTCACCTTATCGATGACATACATACCGTGGATCATGCCCGTTCCGTCAATCAGCGGCCACGCTCTGCCCTCGTCGGCCATCAGCTCGATGGCGGTCAGTGACAGACGGCCGCCGGTGATTTCCGGGTACAGCACGCCCGACAGCGTGCGCGAGGTTTCCCCCTCCCCAAGAAACTGGTAGGCCGGGGGTTTGCCGATGCGGTCATTTGACGCCCAGCGGTACTCTTTCGAATACTGCATTGACTGATGCGGCAGCGTGCGTCGCTCAAACACAAATAAACCTAAAACCATTAACATGCTTTAGCCCTCATCCATCGTGACGCATACTTGAGCGCTGACGCGCACGGTTTTGCTGGTCGAGTCTTTCGACAGCTTCGCGGAGCTGCCGGTCAAGGTCTGTACCCGGTGCGATGCCACCATGTAGGGTGATGTTATATTCTGGCTTGCTCTGGTCAACGTAGGTCTTCCCGGCAGGAACCGGCACCGGGTGATACCACTGAGAATCGCCAAATAACGGCGTTGGTCTGATAGTGGACTCTTTACCCGATCCCGTTGCGGCATTGGCTTTTGCGGCTTTCTGGTCAAGGTCGCTCGACTCTTTATTGATTACCCCGAGCTTCTCCAGTAACCAGTTAACGCCGCCGCGCAATTTGTCGAAACTTTTGAGCGGGAACAACAGCGCATCAGCGAGTGCCTTACCGAACATTACCCCCGCATTTTTGCAGCTGTCGAGCGTCTCCTGCGTTGCCTTTACCGGCTCGATAAGGTCTTTAAACCACTGCCAGACCCCGCGCAGTTTATCCATGAAAGAATCAAACACCGGCGCGAGCGGGGCAAAGATTTCCGCCACCGGCGCAAAGGCCGCTTTAAGCCCCTCGACCACACCCGAGAAGAAAGTGCTGATGGGCTCCCAGTATTTACGGATGAGCAGCGCACCGGCCACCACGGCAGCGACCACCGCGACCACCGGCAGACTGATTGCCCCTAATGCCGCGACAATGGCACTTCCGGCAGTAGTGAAAACGACGCTCAGTATGCCAGCAGCAGCGATAATCGCGTTTATCCCTGCAATGACAGGCCATGCAATCAGACCAATCCCGCCGAGCACCCCAACCAGTGCCAGCCCACCGGCGACAAGGTTAAACAGGGTTTGCGTCAGTTCTGGATTCGCTTTAGCCCATGCAGCCACCTTGCCGAGCCAGTTGGTCGCGGAAACCGTCAGGCGGCGCAGTGCTGAATCTTCTTTTTCGAACACCTCAATCTGCAGGTCTTCCCATGCTGACTGAAGGTTTTTCAGATCGCCATCGAGGTTGTCCGTCTGGATTTTCGCAATACGCTCGGTCGTACCTTTTGAATCCCTGATTTGCTGACGCTTATTGTCGAGCGAGCCATCACCGGCAGCGGCGACGAGTTTAATCGCGCCCTTCATGGCCTCTTCACCGAAAATGACTTTCAGATATTCGCCCTGCTCTGCGGTGCCGAGCTTGTTTTTCTCAAAGGATTTGTGAATCGCTTTGAGGATTTTCTCGACCGGCAGCATGTTCCCTTTTGAGTCTCGGGTTTTCACGCCTAATTCTGAAATAGCCTCAACGGCCTTCCCCATTGGAGCCTGCAGGCGGTTGAATATGGCACTAGCCCCCGTCCCGGCCATCGAGCCTTTAATTCCATTATCAGCCAGAATGCCGAGCATGGCGGTCGTGTCTTCAATACTCGCCCCTGCAGCCTCCGCGATAGGCGCGACATACTTCATCGCCTCACCCAGCTCGACGAGGCCGGTGTTTGATGACGTAAACCCTTTCGTCATCACATCCGCGACGCGCTCAATCTCGGTGGTCGGCAGGTTAAATGCCGACTGCATGTTAGTGATAATGTCGGCAGCTTCTGCGATATCCACGTCGGCCGCGAGACTCAGGTTTACGGTCGAGCCGGTTGCGGCCAGCACGTCATCGGCGTTATAGCCCGAGCGTGCGAGCGTGGTCTGCGTGCGCGCCACGTCACCCGGTGAAAAAGCCGTGGTCGCACCGATATCGCGCGCCTGCTGTCGGATGGCCGCGAGTTTTTCATCCCCCTTATCGAGCCCGAGGATCGCCTGCGTGCCTGACATCTGCTTGTCAAAACCGATACCCGGTGCAATAAAGCGTGACGCACCATAAAGCCCGGCGGTCGCCACACCAACGCCAACCATCCCGGCATTACGCGCACCGGCGGCGAGCTTTTGCCCGGATTCATAGCGGCTTTTTACCGCGCTGAGTCTGGCCTGTTGCTGGCTGACGCGCGCCAGTGCATCACGTTGCCGGTTAAGCTGCGCGGTCGTCTCACTGATGCTGGATTTCAGGCGGCGCTCATCCGCCGAAAGGGTGCGGGTATTAATACCGGCCTGCGCGAGCTCGGTGCGCTGTCGTTGTACCGACTGCCTGAGGCTGTTGTATTTGAGCTGCAGGTCAGCGGCGGATTTCTTTGCCGCCTCCATTGCGCGCGCCTGCGCAGTTGTAGGGTTCTGCGTGTTTTTAAACTGGACGGCCAGCGCTGCGGCTTCCTGTTTAGCCTTGTTTAGCGACTGGCCGGTCACGGCAATCTGTGCGCTCGCTTTCCTGAATCCGTCAATTCGGGACGCCTGCGCATTCAGATCGCGCAGGCTGTTTTGAGAAGTGCGGATATCGCCAGCAAGGGATTTGCTGGCAGTCTGGATAGCTTTGAGCGGTCGGCTTGCCCGGTCAACTGCGTTAAGCAGCACCTCAAGTCTGACGTTATTGCTCATAGTGGTTTCCGCTTCGCTGCAGCGCCTTGTCGCGCCATGTGATGAGCTCGGTCACGCTCAGGGAATAAAGCTCTGATGGCGGCCAGTGAAAAATCACCGCGATATCCGCCATCAGGTCATCGACCGAAAGGTTTTCGGGGAATGTCAGCGAGCCGAAGATGGTGACAAAAAACCAACCACCTTACCGGCGAACAAAATCAGGTCTGACGCTTCCAGACGCATGACCTCATGCTCGGTGAGCGCCGGGTAAGTCATACGCGGCAGCACTTTAATCAGCGCATCGACGTCCGAGTTTGCCAGCGAGGCCAGACTCACACCGCGCAGGGTTCCCGCGTTGGGTTTTGTGACCGTGACCTGCTCGATTTTCTGCTCACCGCGCATGACGGGGTTATCGAGGATCACAATGTTTGAGTTTTCGGTTTCGTTGATATTTTCCATGATGTTGCTCTCGTCAAAGTTAAGTGACCGGCCAGCCTGACTGACCGGTTAAGGGGTTACAGGCCAATCGCCTTACGGTGTTCTGCCAGACGGTCGACGCCGTCGACTTTCATCACCATGTTGATGACGTCAATCTCGATGACCTCTTTGCCATCAATCATGAGCTGGTAATACGAGCACTCGGTCGCGATTTTGGTCGTACCGCTTTCGCCCTGCTTGTTTTCGCCGCCGTCGTACTCTTTGTGACGGCCACGCATGACCACCTCAACGGCGGAAATTGCGCCGGTGTCGTCGCGCTGGAATGAGCCGGTGAAGCGCAGCGGCACACTATCCGCACCCGGTGACGCGTACTGTGCCCACAGCTCGACGTCAGGCAGACCGCCGAGCGTCCACTCAAGCGACAGCGCGTCGTCATCGAGACCGAGGTCAATCGACACCGAGCCGGGCATCCCGCCGCCACGGTATTTCTCAAGCTTACGGGTCAGCTTTGGCAGGGTGACGGATTCAACAACGCCCATGTAGCTGAGGCCGTCGTTAAACATGTTCAGGTATTTCAGTTTGCGTGGTAACGCCATGCTCTGAGCTCCTTAGCTGTTAACCGAGTCTGACAGGTTCGCCAGATAGGTATCGGTGATGCGCTGGCGCAGGGTCAGGTTTTCCAGCGGCGGGACGGGGGTGTAGTCGTAATCGATATACAGTTTCCCGACTTTCAGGGTTTCCACACTGTTTGACTCCGGGTCGTACCAGCAGGTGCCGTCGACGATATAACCGTTGTTTTTCAGCTCGCGGAATTTCGCATTGATACCGGCGACAATGTCGCGGATGAGCGTTGCGGTGACGGGTTTATCAATCGCCCAGGCGTGCGCCTCCGCCATCGTGTCGGCCAGCACCTGCGCCGTGCGGGTGTAGTTTTCAAACAGGAATAACGGGTCATCGGAGCAGGTACGGTTGCCCCAGAACTTAAAGCCGTCGTTACGGATAAGCGTGGTGACACCGGCCTGATTAAGCAGGTTTGCGTCGGTGGCTTTCTCCTGCAAATCCCACGAGACCGAGGCGCTGACGCCGGTGACGCCATTCACGCCGACGTTAGAGAGCGTTTTGTGCCAGCCGGTCTCCTGGTCGATTTTGGCACGTAGGCCGAGCGCGCGGGCGGTCGCCCATGCAATATCGGTATCGTTCGCCGTGGTGTCCCATGCCAGAAAATCAGGGTGAATGACCATCAGCTCGCGCTGGCTGAAATTCTCGCGGTAGGCAATGGCTTCTGAAATGGTCTTGCAGCCCCATGCGCTGATATAGCCAAACGCGCGCAGGCTCTGACAGGTTGCCGCGAGCGCGGTCGCGACTTCCTGTGAATCCAGACCCGGCACGCCGAGAATGCGCGGCTTGACGCCGGTGACGGTCTTTGCAGTCAGCAGCGCTTTCAGGCCGGTATATTTGCCGTTTTCGTCGGTCGTGCCGATGATGTTGGAAATGGTTTCTTTCTGTGCCGCTTCCGGGTCATCCGGGTCGTCGGTACCTTCTGCAACGCGCACAACCACAACGACCGGTTTGCACTGGTCGGCGATGGCCTGCAGGGATTTTGATAATGTACCTTTTGTACCGGCTTTAGCGATCGCGTTTTGCACGCTGGTAATCAGCACCGGCTCATTAAGCGGGAATGTTGAATCGTCAGCATCGCTGGCCGTGCAGACCATACCGATGATGGCCGTCGAGACGGTGGAAATGGTGCGCGTGCCATCGTTTATCTCGATGACCTCGACGCCGTGGTGATAGTCGCCCATCTGTTTAACTCCGTGGTTAAGGGGTGCGACTATTTTCTGTTGTGTGTGAGGTGCAAGAAAGGTAATACCGTTGGAGGGGGGACAGTACAACGGGCAGTGAGCGGGTGAAGCGTGCCGGAAAGGTGATTGAACGTTTTTAGCGATTAATCAGGAATAAGACCCTAAAGATTAAACCCGCATAATGCGGGTTTTTTGTTAATCGTTCGATGGTGGCTCAGGCCATTCTATTTCTGGTGCCAGAGAAGTATCAACACGGCTGAGTTCCACACTGAAAATTTCCCATTCCTTAAGCCACTGCAGTTCTTCCTCTGATGCAATGCCATACTTGACCGCCCTCTGAAGGGGCAAAATCATTTCTTCAGCTTTGCTTGCAAGACGGCTTTTTTCATCTTCTGCTATCGCAGCGTAGTCAATCACCGGATCCGAAAGGAGTGGTTTTCCGTCGTGGCCGCAGATGATAACTTTCCCCCTGCCTTGCCCCTCCAGAAGTGAATTATAAAGCTCTGCGCTGATTTCTACGGCATCTTCCGGCCAGCCATCAGGGCTGTTCTCATAAAGTGCTTTCATTGATTCAGGATAAAAGCCGTTTTCTTTTTCACTCCAGAAATATCTGTCTTTCATGTTTGCATCCTATTTACCAAATGCCACCCATAAGGCCGTTTTTTCTGGATTGCCATTCGCACCGTATGTAAAACCAGTTTTACTGTGACCTAACGACCTGATGTTGCTTGATGAGTCGGAAAGATTCCCTGTGCCTGCATCGCTGAGCGTAAGCAGGACGCCCATGCAGAAATTAGGGAACGCTTTAGGGAAATTGACGGCTGTACTGTAGCCCGTTCGGGTTACTGTCCCCATCTGAATGATCAGACCGGTCGTACTGTCCTGATGCCACCCTCCGGTAGCAGAAAGTGACGCGGTGTTTTTGGCATTGTACCCCGCATCGGTTTGCGCTTTGGTGTAGAACCGGGCATCGCTCTCAGCCTTGGTATACGCCCCCGTTTTCGGCATATAACCTGCGTCTGATTGCGTTTTGGTGTAGTAACGCCCGTCAAAGTTCGCAAAGCTACCCGGAATGAGCTGACCCGGTGCAGAAAAGTTACCGTTAGTATCCCATTTGTAATTTATTTCCTGCGTGCCACTTCCTTTCATATGCAGGTGCCACGAAAGGGCATCACTGGCTACAAGAGAACCCATTGAAAACGCCCAGGAGTTTTTACCGGTGATGGTTGCCTGTTGTTTAATTACCGGATGGTATTCACTTGAGCCGGTGGTTGAATATGAATTAAAGAATGGCGCTTTCGTTTTATATTGCTCAACCCACGCATACGCACCGCTGTAACCCGCTGTAATCTCCTTTGAGGCGTAAATTGTATTACCTACAGTCAGTGGCGTTTCAGACTGCAGCGCACCGGTTTCAAGGCTTACACGCAATGGGCGGATCGCGTTATAAGCTCCGTAAGCGTCGCCCTTATTGGTCAGCATGAGGTAAAGGTTATAACCGTCATTGCGCCAGAATGTACCGTAGTCACCATATGCAATACGGTAACTGTTAGCCGAGCTGGATTGCATTTCGCCGGTTGAACGTACATAACCGCTAAATTGCCCCACGCCGTTCATCTGAAACAGTAACGAGCCATCTTTATTTCGCTGAGAATAGTAGTGATAACCGGTGTCATCACCCAGCTCGACAACAGTCGGCCGGTCTACATTACCCCAGAGGCGCAGGGTGGCATTCCTGTCAGAGGTACTGGCAGAAACGAAGGAAAACTTTTTACCGCTCCCTGAATAAAACCCGCCGGTCTGGGAGGTGACATTCCCTCTTAACCGCAGGCCGGTACTCGTGCTAATCGCGAGTTCCTCCTGCGCATCGGTAGTGCCTGTCGCAAGACGGTACTCACCGCCCTGAACGGTTTCATGCCAGATAGTATCCGTCCCGCCTCCGCGCATTTTACGCAGATAATTTTTATTGCCCGTCGCAGCATTGGAAAGTGCCGTCATGTTATAGGTCGACTGTGCTACAGAGTCCTGATTTAACGTTCCGGTCATGCTGTCGCCAGCTTTACTGACTCGCTCACTGGCATTTTTATTGGCTGCGGCCGCATTGTCGTTTGCGGTTTTAACGGCCTTTGGCGTCGCCGCCAGCGCTTCAGACGTGCTGTCGGTCGCGCTACTGAGCTGGACGATACCCTTTCGCGCCGTGGTGGCGTCCTGAGCGGTATATTTCCCACTGGCAAGGTCATACGCCGCCTTAACCGCTTTCGGCGTCGATGCGAGCACCTCAGACGTGCTGTCGGTCGCGCTACTGAGCTGGACGATACCCTTTCGCGCCGTGGTGGCGTCCTGAGCGGTGTATTTCCCACTGGCAAGGTCATACGCCGCCTTAACCGCTTTCGGCGTCGCTGCGACGCTCTCAGACGCGCTGTCGGTCGCACTGCTTAACTGAGTGAAACCCTTTGCGGTGAGCGTGGCGTCAGGATGGCGGCGAGACTGCTCATGCTCCGCGAGCTTGTCGTCAACGTAGTCCTGCGTTGCCATCACCGTTGAGGTGTCGATGGTCAGCTCGACCGACTCGATGTCGCTCACCATGATGACCATACGCACGGTCTGCGCGCGCCCTGAGCCCTCTGCCAGCGCTGGCTTGTAGCTTTCAGCCATGTTACCGACCGCAATCAGCGTGCCGGTGTCATCATAGAGCCCCATTTCACGCATCCAGAAACCGCCGGTCTCAGGCGGGATAAGCAGCTCCGCCACGACATAATTTTTATTCTTTTTGTCCTGGCTGATTTTATTCAGTGCGTGACGCCAGACCTCTTTGACAAGCTTTGTCTGGTTAGGGTCAGGCACCGGCAGCGTGCCGCCACCGTCACCCACGGCCATCGCTGTAAAGTTAACTTTTTTCCCGTTCGGGACGGTCGCTGCGGCCAGCTTGATTGCACCGGCTTTGGTGATGACCGTTTTGTATTTCACTGTCATTGTGCTCTCACTTATCCGGGGTAAACCGTGATGATGTCGCCGTCATATGTCAGCGCACCGGTGTAGAGATAGCCCGGCACATCCTGAATGATGTTAAGGCCGATAAGATGGCGACTGGCTGGCTTTGCATCAGCAATAAGCCGCTCCATTTCGTAATACATTTCCTCGGTGATGCCGGTCTCTAACACGCCGATATCGAGGCGAAACGTGCCGGGCGGGTCACTGGTTTCCCACCACTCAGTAACGTTAATCAGATAGCCGAGGGGCTCCACCACACGACGCACCGCGCCTATCGTTCCCTTGTGCGCGTGGATGTACCACGCCGCGCGGATCACTTCCCTTTTTGTGGCCTCCGTCCATTTCTCATCCCAGCGGTCAACCGAAAACGCCCACGCCAGCCACGGCAGCAGATTTGCCGGACAGTCGTCAGGGCTCCAGAGACGGCGCAGGGGAACGGGGGTATTTTCGATTTCAGCGCAGGCGCGCGCCGCCGCCACCTCAAGCGGCGACGAGCCCACCGGCAACAGTCGGGTATCATTCATCGTTGCCCCCGATGGTCACGCTGTACTCGGTGCACCATGACGCCTGAGTCTCATCGAGCACGATGTCAGCCACCGGCGCGGCCAGCTCGACGCGCTGCACACCCTCAACATGGAGCGCGGCATAAATCGCGGATTTACGGATGTCACGCCCGAGCCGGTGCTGTGCGGTGATATACGCCTGCAGCTTTGCTTTTGCCGCACTGAGTACCGGCTCACTTTCGGGACCGGGGTAAAGGTAAAGCGATGCGGTGATTTTGTAGTCGACAATTTTCGCTGACTGCACGGTCACGCGGTCGGCCACCGGCCTGACGTCCTCATCGTTCAGCGCAGTGCGCACGATGTCGAGCAGCTCGTCAGAGGCCACGCCGTTATTTTCGCGCGAGAGCACGGACACGGTCACACACGCAGGCTCAGGACTGATAACGGAAATATCCGCGACACGCCCGTCGGCGCTGCGGCCATGAAACTGATATGCACCGGTTGAGCCTGCGGTACTCAGCCCCTCAAAAGCCTGTTGAATGCGCAGACGGTAGTCGGTGTCCGACTCCATTACGGCTGGTGTCGGCGGAAATGTGGTGTCGTCTGCAGGCGTGATGACGAGGCGCTCAACGTTGTAATTTCCGCCTATCTGGTCGAGGTCGCTGCCAGCAGCGTAAGCCAGCATGACCGCACGCGCGGCCTCGTTGACTCGCTGTCGCCAGATAACTTCCCGATAGGCGTTTTCCTCCAGCAACTTAACAATCGGCTCTGATTCAAGCATCAGCGTGCGCGCGACGGCCTCCTGCTGTTCCTCGGGGTATAACGAGACGAGCGTCGCCTTTCGTTCGCTCAGGATGGTTTCATAGTCCAGCACTTCCACGACATCAGGCGCGGCGAGCTGGTTCAGGTCAACAATTGCCATAGCGTTTAACTCAGTGGAATGGTGAGGGAAAAGGACTGACCGCCGGTCGAGCGCGTGCCGGTGATATCGACATACAGCCCGCCGTCGGTCTCCGACCGCTCAAAGGTGATGGTCGTCAGGCTGATGCGCGGTTCCCACTTCTGGATCGCGGAATAACACGCGGCCATAATCTGCAGCCGTAGCGCCGGGCTCTGAGGCTGGTCAATCAGCGCTGACAGAAGTGAGCCGTATTCACGTCGCATGACACGCGAGCCAACCGGCGTGACCAGAATGTCTCGCACGCTCTGCCTGATATGTTCGGCCTCAGAAACACTGAGCCCGGTCTGGCTGTTCATACCGAGATAACGCACCGTCATTGTGTCCCCTTAGTCCAGCTCCCGCCGCTCTGTACGTTGCCGTGCGCGTGGTTATCCACCTGCACACCGTTGCTGATAAATTTCCCGCCGGTGTGCTCGATGTTCCCGGTCATCTTCCCGCCTTTCTGCACTTCCAGCGTGCCGGTGGTCAGCTTGTTGGTGCATACCACCTCGGGTGTATCGAGCGTGATGCGGGTTTCGGCTTTCACCAGCACCACCGGCACGGTGGCCGTAATGGAATCCGACGCGGTGACGTCGGCGGTTTTGATACCGGAAACGGTGAGCGCGCCGTTTTCGGGCTCGTATTGGATGACAGCGCCATCAGGAAATGACACATGTAACGCATCGGGTGAGGCCGAGGGCGCGGGATGGTCATCCGAGAAAATGCCCGGCAGCACAAAGGCCGTATCGAGCTCGCCGCCGATGGCCAGCAATAACACCTGCTCACCGACCGAGGGAGCCCACCACACGCGAGAACGACCGGCGCGACAGGTTAGCCAGTTAAGCCAAGTGGTTTCCATGCCACCGGTCTGGACACGACAAAGCCCCTTTTCTGCGTCGACTTCACTAATAATCCCTGTCCGGATTAGATTACGCACAATTCGCAAGATGTCATTGAGTTCAGTTTTCATTCGAGCATAATGTAATACTCTAACAATGATTTAAACTTACTGTCGTTTTGTCATTCTCTAAACAACGTAACGGGCAATCCTCAATGACAACCAAATTTTTTGAAACCCCACGAATTCAGCAAATGATACGTGAATACATTCTCGCAATTGATTCAACAGATGCACCAAGTGACTTCGATAGAGATAGGAACGCGCTAATTAAGGAGTCCCTAAATATGTTCTTAAAAGAACCAGATCGATGGGATTGCGAGGCATCTTTTAATATTAAACACATTGGTGACATGATTTCTAATGAGCTAGAAGATAGAATACTTTCACCTCAAACACTAAATATTATGTTCACCTCCTGCTTCCGAGTTATTGTTGAACCCAGCATATTTACTGGAATGACTGAAAGCCCATTTAACACCATAAAACAAATTAAAGACTTTGGCATTTATAGATATAACGAATTTGATGACAGAAGCCAAGGACAACTCGATTACGCACTTAGAGAAATGCCATTAAATATTGTCAAAAATGCATTCAGCGACACAGATATAAGTACTTATGATCAATTCATTAAAAAATTCAAATCAGCGCAAGAATTCGCAAGGGATTGGGAGGAATATATAGAGGAGAAAAACAAACAAATAAAGGACATTAAATCAACTCTTGAAGGATATGAAAGTGCTTTCAATTTTGTAGGTTTATATGAAGGTTTTAGTTCATTAGGCAAGCAAAAGAGTAAAGAGATCTTCTGGTCTAGATTATTGCTGCTTGCACTTGCAGTTGCAATCCCCTGCCCATTACTCATTGAAATCTTTTCAACAATAAAAACCAACACCGCCACAAGTTTAATCGACAAACTCATTTCCTTTATTCCATTTTTCTCTCTCACTTTCATTTTTATTTATTATTTCAGGGTTGCCTTAACAAATCACACATCACTGAAAGCACAGACACTTCAGATTGACCTCAGAAAAAGTCTTTGCCAGTTTATCCAAAGTTATGCGGATTACTCAAAAAAAATAAAAGACTCCAATGGTAATTCGCTTGCAAAGTTTGAAGATGTTATATTTTCTAACATTATGCCGAGCCAAGAGAAAATACCGTCAACATTTGATGGAGTAGAACAAATAGCATCACTAATTGCAGCAGTAAAACCAAAGTAAGAAAATAAGACTTGGTGGGGCAGCCCACCAAGTAATTCACTGATTTTTAATATATTTAATAACTAACATTTCAATGAGATGTTTCTCTGTTTGACTAATTCCAAGCAACTGGCGCTCTGCGTACTGCACGTCACGACTGTGAGGGTTTGGCCGATCTTTTAGACCATGCTGATGAATCCGCGCAATACGCTGGACTTTGCCGGTAAATTCCACCACGGCACTGTTTTCACGGCCACTGGCTTTCATGTACCGGTTAGTGCGCAGCTTCTGAAACATCGCCCGTTTAATCCGCCCGGTCTTAGTCCTCAGCGGTTGACGTTTTCGCGCCTGATAAGGTGAGCCGTCCGGGGCTTTTTGCTGTTTGATACGCTGCTGTTGTGCCGTTCTGAGTTGCTTCGCTATCTCAACGGCAAGCTTTCGACGCCCTGCGGGTGACAGGGCAGCAAGCAGTCCGGCGAGCTGGTTATCAAAAGGCTTAAAGTCACTCATCCCATTTGCTCACCAGTTCGCCGTTAATATAGAGCTCTTTTGGTCGTGTGACGGGCTCCGGTAGTGGCGGCTCCGGCGCATAGCTGACATGCAGCGCGCCGTTTTCCTCTTTAATGAGGGTGCGCTCGGTAAGCTGCAGGCTGATGCTGATATCGACACTGTCCTCGTCGTTCAAATCCATCTGGAAACGGTAGCCCTTTTTGCGGTCGTCATCGAGCGTGCAGATATCCGGCTGGTTTTCCCTGAGCCATGCGGCCACCGGCACGAATATCAAATCGGGGTCGCCCACAAAGTCACACACGATCACATTCAGTGTGTAAATTTTCTCGTGGGACAGCGAGGCCGCGAGCCGCGCATCGATATTCCCCTCATCGGCAAAGATGCGCATTATTTCGGGGTTTGTTTTTAACTGCGGGACAGCGTCAGTTAACGCCTTGCGCAGGCTGTGTGCTTTCTTCATCGAGTTTATCCTGACAGTCTTTGACGGTTTCAACCTGCAGCGCGCAGGCGGCGAGCGCGTGCTCAAGCCTGCGAATATCGGCGCTCAGGTCGCCATTAGTGGCCGGGTCGCTGCCCGGCATCGGGCAATAGCTCACCTTCGGACACGCGCTGTAAACAATGACCGGCGGAGGCGCAACCGGCGCGGGTGTGCAGCCTGCGCACAACATCAGGCAGCCTGTCGCTATACCAGCGGCGTAACGTTTCATTCTCATTAATCAGCCTCGTAATGGTTTCTTCCCGTCGCACGGCCATTGCTCCGGCGGCGATTAACTCACCGCGTAAAGTGACCTGCGCGGTTTCGTTTTTCCTGGCAATTCCCTGCGAAACGGAAAGCTGATTTTTCAGCATCCCGATCACGTTTTTCTGTTCACCTGCGACCTTGTTTGCCCGTTCAAAGGAGCGCGTCAGGTTGCCGTTTTCATGACGCTGCCAGAGCACAACCGCCATCAGCGCGATCAGTAAAAACAACATCACTTTCATTGAATCCCCCTGAGACAATAGGCACGCTCGCGCGCGCGGCGGTTTTCCAGCCCTTTGTTTACTTCGCCATTCACGTAAACCCAGCGGGTGAGCTGGTCGCACGCCTGCGGCCATTGCTGGAGCTTGATAAGCGAGACCAGCGTCGACCGGCAGGCCGCACCGGTTCCCACGTTGAATGAAAAACTGACCAGCGCGTCGTAAACGTGCTGCGGCATTTCCACCGGCGCGCAGACCGCGAGACGTTTCTCGACGTTCAGCACATCCGCGACGAGGTTCGCCGCCGCCTGCCGTTCGGTGATTTCCCCTTTCGGGACGACGCCTGCAGTGTGGCCGATGCCTGACGTCCACACTCCCGCGCTGCACTGGTAAGGCGTCAGGCGACAACCTTCGAGGTCGGCAATCAGCGCCAGCCCCTCGGGCGTGGTGTTAAGCAGTCGAAAGTCAGGCATTAGCGCCGCCAGCGCCAGCACTGCGGCCACACTGCAACGTTTAACGATTGATTTCACGAATAGCCCCCTTATCGAGTCCGAGTGACGTCAGATAGCGATAGGTTTTGCGCTTAAACCAGTAGTTCGTCAGCGCGGTAAAAATGGCGCATCCGCCGCCCACGTAAAGCGCCATCTTTTCGGGTGACATTGCCCCGAGATACGCCAGCGCAACGGCCAGCCAGTAGGCGATAAACGTGGTGATTTTTTCCATGCTCAGTCCCATAGATTCACCGTTTCTGTTCTGGCCGCGCTGTCGGTCTCGGGCAACTCAATTGCCGTGCCGTGCGGCAGAATGACGCCGAGCTCGGACAGACCGGGATTCGCTTCTAAGACGGTTTCGACTACGCCCTCAGTTCGCCCGTAATACCGGGCGCAAATCGCGTCAAGGGTGTCGCCCTGCAGCGCATACGCTTTCATCAGATTTGCCCCACAATGCAGCGCGCTTTGTCCTGGATACGCGCCACTGACCAGCGCATATCCCGCCACATCTCATCGATAGTGCTGTCGATACTGTCGGCCTTTTTGTCACCTTTGGCGGTCGCATCCACGCCGCGAAAGCGCTCATAGAGCGTGGCGGTCGTCATGGCACACACGGCGTTGAAATAGTGGAAAACGCGCACGCTCTCGCCGTCGAGCTGGTCGGTCGGGACATCCGCCAGCGTGGCGTGACCGGCTTCGAGCTGACGCTCGCGCCATTCGCCCAGCTCCGCATTCGTCTCCGCGATGGCGGTCTTAATCGCCCGGCGCAGGCGCACGGGGGAAACGGTCTGTTCTAACCGCATTTCCTCCCGCACGCGCTTCGGATCCACGTCAGGAAAAAACGGGGTGTTTTTGATTACCGGCTCGCTCACGCCCGGTGGCGGTATCACCACGCCCGGCACATCCTGCGGCTCTTGTTTTGGCTCAATAATCAGCGTCGTCATGACAACCTCGGGTAATAGGTGGGCGGTGGACGCCGGTCGCAGTCAGGGCAATAAATACCCGCATTGACCGGCGTGCCGCCCGGCTCGGGGAGCGCTCGGTTAACCTGCGGCTTTTGCCGCCTTTGGTGGACGCCCGCGCCGTGCCGCCGGTTTAGCGGCAGGTTTGCGCGTGCGCGGTTTAGTCGTTTTGGTTTTCGGTGCCGGTTCGGGTTTTGGCCTGAGCTGACGCGCTAACTGCTCGATATCCTTTTTCACCCCGATAGTGCTTTCTAACTGGATCGCACGCTGCAGGTGCGCCAGCGCCTCGGGCAGTTGCTTCGCATCACGCAGCACGTAGCCGGTGATTTTGTGCAGCTTCGCACGCACGATATCGGGCATATCTGCGCGCTCCGTCAGCGCAATGGTGTCGAGCAGGTTTGCCAGTTCGACCGGCTGTTTTGCAGCGAGCAGGCGCTGCGCGGCGAGCGTGACCTCTTCGGCCAGCAGGCACGGCGTCGGACGGCGACCAACCGGCATGGTGAGGCCGTAGGTCATGGCGTAACGGGCTATCTCCAGCGCCCCGGCGATATCGTCAGCATCGAGACGCCACAGCATGACCGTCATGACGATGTCATCCTGCGCCCCTTTACCACTGTCGAGGACGCCAGCGACCCACGGCAGATAGAACGGCAGCAGCTCGCGTTTTTTCGCGGCTTTACGCTCTTTTGAACTGATTTGTTTTAGCGTGCGATTGTCTGCGGCCAGCTTAACGAGCATCTGCTCATAGGCAGTTGCATTACGCAGCGGGACTGCAGCCCGCTGCGCAGTTTCAGAGGCCGAGACCCGCATCATGTGACGCGCTGCGGGACTCGTCATGGCTTACTCCCCGCCTTCCGGTGCAGCAGGTGCGGTGAAGTCACCGAGCGTGATGTTTTCAATCAGGCACCCGGCGGCGTAAGCCTCGACCACGTAGTCGATATTCATTGACTCGTAGTTTTCGACGCGGTCTTTTTTCGGCTCTTCGATGATGGCGCGGCGGTGTGCGTCATCCATGAAGTAAATAGACAGGTTGTCGAGGCGCGTCACCATCAGGGCATTAGCCGGGAAGTACGGCACGCGCACGGCTGGCAGGTTGCCGATTCGCTTCTGGCTGATGATGATGTCAGCGGCCAGCGACTCGGTGTTTGCCTGCTCCTGATTAACGATAGGGAAATATTTATCCGCCATCAGCTTACGCCCGGTGATGACAACCAGCTCCGGGTCATCCTGATAAATCTCGTCAATCAGATTGCCGGTGGCATCCATGACCAGCGCGTCGAGGTTCGCATAGTCGCCGTTTTTACCCACGCGGATCACTTCAGAAATTACCGCCCCTTCCTCGTCGGTAATTTTTGACATCACGCGCGCTGGCGCTTCATTGCGGTACTTCTGCAGCCAGCCGGTCGCCACGTCCTGCAGCATCGGATTCTTTTTGCGGTCGGACGTCGCCGCGCGCTCGATGCCGTTGAAACCGGCCATGATGAAATCGAGCGACTGACGCTTGATAATTGCATCGCGGATACGGGTCTGGAAGTCCTGGAATCGCGCCCACAGGTCGAGCTGTTTGTAGCGGATATGGAAGTCAAAGTTAATCTGCGCGCACTCGTATTTGTTGGACTCCAGCGCGGTGAAATCAGCAGTTTTACGCTCGTCGTCACCGGTGGTGTCGGCGGTGCTCGCAATCGTACCGTTAACGCCCACCCCGACCTTTTCGCCTTTCAGCTCGTCGACCGGCACGATGTTGATTTTGGTCAGAAACGCGGATGACATCTGCAGCGTGGTCATCAGGGTTTGCGTGACCGACGGCTCGACGGTGAATTTCTTCGCCACGTCATCGGTGGAAACGCCGTTCAGCTCCGCAACGCGGGACAGGTAGGCATTAAATTTGAAGCGGGTATCTTTACGCATGGTTATTCCTGTTCGGGTAATAGGTATCAGGCCGGGCTGCACGCCCGGCGGATTATCAGCAGTTGGTCAGCAGCTCGTCGCCGGTACCGCCTTTTGAAAGTTCGCGGCGTGGCTGGCGCTGGCTTTCAGTGCTGTCGAGGGAGCTTTTCAGTGAGGTAAACGCCTGCGCGTTTTCATCGACTTTGCTGGTCACGTCCTGCTTAAGCTGCGCAAAAGCGGTCTCCAGCTCGGTGATGCGCTGGTCGGTGGCGTTGAGATTGGTTTGCACCTGCTCGGTAACGGTGGTTACCGCCTCATGCACATCGGCGAAACGGGCGTCATCGCTGGCCTGCTTACGGCCAAAAATGGCTCTGACCTTATCGGTCAGGCTGTTGAGCATGGTGTCGGGAACGTCCTCAAATTCCAGCTCAGCCAGTGAGGCCACAGAAAAAAGGTCATCCGGCTGGTCTTTTTTACCGGCGAGCGGGTTTTGCATGGCGCGGCTGCAGAATTCGAGGTATTCGGTGCCGAGGCTTGCCGGGTCATCGGTGACGGCAAGGCCAACCAGATAGCACTTGCCACTGTTGGCAAAGTTCGGGCGGATCTCCATTGAGGTGTAAACCTTTTGACCTGCCTTAACCATGCTGACGAGCTCGTCAAGGGGCTGGATTTTGCCAAACAGCGCTTTTTTGCCATCGAGCGCAGAGCCATCGCTGATAATCTCCGCCTTGAGCTCGGTCACATCGCCATAACGTTTAAACTGACTGTCAGGCATCAAACCCCGGATATGTTCGAGGTTAATGCGGCAGCCGTAGACGCGCGGGTCGAACGTGTCGGCCATATCCTGAATATCATCGCCACTGATGACGCGGCCATCGCAGGTGTCACCTTCGACGCCGATGCGAA